GGTGACGGTCTTGAGACTGGCATCAGAAGAGGCGGTGACGTTGCCCGAGCTGTCGGTCTGGAGTGTTCCGGCACCGAACTCAGCGAAGCGAACAGTCCCGGTAGTGTGGAACTGGGCTGTTGGGGCCGTCACACCGAGTCCGAGGCTCCCAGCCAAGTAGTTTACAGCAGTCCCGTCCATGTACAGATTCCAGCGTCCGGTTCCAGCGTCGATAGCCGACCGGAACGCAAAGTTGTTCGTAGCCCCTGTGAGCCCAGAACTAACCACGAATCCGCTCTGCTCTCCAATAGTCGAACCATCCCCTACCGCCCCCTGTGTGCAGTAAAAGTGATACAAGGTCGCAAGGTTGAACTCAGCCGCTTGAGTAGATGGCGCGGTTGTGATGGATGAGTACCTGGTTGTTACGTCCGACTTTATTTTCGGAGCTGCGTATATGCCGTAGACAGATGATCCACCGGTATCCGCGGACGTCAGATAAATCCCAGCAGTGCTCAAGCTCGCGGAACCGATTCCGATTTTCGAGAACTGCGGAGTGCTGGTCGTGGCAATACTCTGAGGCAAGGCCAGTGTCGGGTTTCCCGAGACCCCGTCGCCGTTGGTGACCGTTACTTGGTTGGTCGTCCCCGTGATTGTGCGCGTGGCAGCCGCTCCGTCTGCGGTGCGGGCGATCAACCCGTTCGAGCTCAGGCCAGCGAGGGCGGTTAGGTCGGAATCCAGCCCCTGCGCATCGGTGATCCCGTAACCGGATAGGGTTGTGGGGGTTGAAGTGATAGTGCTCCACGCCTGATTGTGCGCGGTTGGCGTGCGGGCGTCGCTGAGCCTGGCGTCGTTGCCCTCGGCAGCGGTGCCCGCCGTCTTGCCGAATCCGGGGAACGAGACCTTCGCGTTCCACGTCGACGCGCTGGCGATGTATGAGTCAGCGATTGCCGAGCCGTTCCACGTTCCGGCCGTAATGGTGCCAAGGGCGGCGAGATTGGTTGATCCGGCCCATGTCGAGAGCGCGGTGTTCTCGACGTTGCCAAGGCCGATGTCGCTGGCGGTAACGGTGACGTCGCCCGTGAGCGCATGCCCATTGACCGTGCGCGACGTAGGCACGCCGCCAACCGCCTCCAGCGCCTGCGCCTGCGTCTCGGCTGTCAGCACGGCCTTGCCAGCGGTGCCGGCGTCGGTGATGTCGGCGGCTGCGACGGGAGTTGCGTTCTGAATATGAATGCTCATGGGTCAGATGATGTTGACGCGAAGCGCGCCTGTTCCACTTGCCACGATTCCGGAGACAGCCCCGGCGGCTTCCTGCCCGGTAAGAGCCATGTCGGCGCCGACCCGGAGAAGCACGCCAACCGTCGCAGTCAGTGCGGCGACGTTCGCGGCGCCAACTCCGACGCTAATGTCAACCGTGCCTGTGTTTTGGATAAGGACGGTTCGCCCGTAGCGCGAGCTGTCGGCGGCAAGAATGGCAGTTGCAGTTGTAGAAATATCCATGGCGTATGTGCGGTTAAAACACGCGATTTGCCCAAAGAATCACTCCGAGCGAATGCGGAATCTCGTTTACGATGTTGCCGATGTTCAACGGGAGCCGTTGTTCGTACCAGTGCGCGGCGATGAAGATGACGGCTTGCTTGAGCAGAGGACGCGCCGCGGCGCCGCAGACGTAGCGCACGCGGACGGCGGCCGGTAGGCTGGCTGTGTCTGGCCAGTCCTGATCGACTTTCAGCACAAGCGCGCCGGGCTCGCTCTGCGTGTCGACGGTGTAGACGGATGGGTCGAGCGTCTGCTCGGCGCCAGCCTCGTCGAGGTACTTTACCGACGAAATGGAAACGACCGGCGCAAACCCGAGACGCAGAACGCCGTTGCTCGGAAATGCGTCGGCCGTGTATTCGCGAGTCTGCTCCGCGAGCGCCCGCCCCGTATGCTGCTCCGCGTGTTCGCGCGCAGCCTGAATCAGCGTGCCGAGATAGCTGTCATCCGCGCTGTGGGTAACGCGGAGATGAGCTTTCAGTTCGGCAACGCTGACAGGCTCAGCGGTCGGAGCAGTGATGAGGCGGTCGCTCATTTGGTTGCCTCCACTCGCGGCAGCGGGAAATTGCGCGTCGGCTCAGCCGCTCCGCGCTGAATGAGCTCGGAGGCCTCGACTGGATCGAGAGCAACAATGTCTCCGTCGCGCCGGGCCTGCCCGCCTGCGACGACTCCCTGTGTGATGAGTACGACGACAAGCCCGTCGGTGCGACAAACTTCAGCCGGAGCATCGAAGAACTCGATCTCGATCCCGAGCATCGTCGCGGCCGAGATGAATCGATCGCGGATCGTCGCGTAGATGCAGTCTGGCGACGCCACGGATCGGAACTCTTTCGCCGCGTGTCCTCCGCCTCCGTCGATTCCGACGCACACGATTTTCGACACGCCCATTATGTGCAAGATCTGCACCGCGCTGCCGATGGTGCCGTGCCGCACCGAAAGCCCGCGGGAGAGCAGGGCGGCGACGTCATAGCCGGCGAGGCGCGTGTCGGGAACGTCGTCGAAGCGCACGAGCTCGCACGGCCACGCGCTCGGGTTGCCCATGCCCGCATCGTCTAGCGTGCGGGCGGGCTGGAAAAGGACGTGGGTTGAGTCGAGAAGATCAACCCACGGAAGAACACCGTCGTTGGCGAAGCAGTACTTCGCGGACGGCACGTAGCGCACGGCCTCATTGACCGCGCAACGCAACGGGCCGGCCGAGCCGAAGTCGAAGCGACTCAGGCTCGGACCCTTGCCGAACAGCCACGCGGTTTCACCGCGGTGCAGTCCGACGAAATCCCGTAGCGTGCGCGTCATGGCGTGGGTGCGACTCAGGCGCCGAGGGCGTCGAGCATCGCGGCGAACGACTTCGGACGGACGACGCCGCCGTCGTAGTAGGTCGAGGCCACGAGGCAGTACGTGCCGGTCTTCGCGGAAGCGCTGTCGCGGATGAGCTCGAGCGAGATGCCGCCCCAATAGCCGATCCAGTAGTCGGCGAAGTTGCCGAAGAAGATCGCGGAGGCGACGGCACCCGAACTGCCCTTGGTGAGCGTGCGACTCACGGCGTTGGTCCAGAGCGGCGAGTATCCGTTAAGCAGCCCGCCGTTGCGGTCGTCGAGGATGGTCAGCGAATCAGTGGAGCTGATCTTCGCGGTCTGCTTGAGCTTGCCGCGAATCTGCCCATTCGAGACGTAGTGCAGATTACCGAACACGGCGTTGTTCGCGTCGACGGCGGTTTCGAGGCCGACGATATGCGCCCACGTCGGGGCGGCGCCATTGGCGCCGCCAACCACGGAGCCGATGCCGGAGGTGCCGGCGATGCCGTTGGCCTCGCTGGTGCCGTTGCCGTGGAAGAACGCGGCTTCCTGCACCGCCAGCATCTGGTTCGTGATGTGCGCGCGGACGATGGCCTCGATCGCCTGCGGGGACTGCTTCAGTAGCTGCTCGGAGATGTCGATGAAGGCCGGCAGGCGCTTCGGAGTGAGCGAGAGCTTCGCGGTGGTGGGCGTGTATTCGCCGGCCGATTCGTTCTCGGTCTTCTTCACGGGGGCGGTGCCGCTCACGAGGCGCGGGATGTCGAGATTGCCAACGAGCCCTTCGAGCACCGTGGCGCCAGCGGAGCGCATCACGGACGCGTTGAAGAAATCGTCGAGCAAGCCGGCCTTCTCGGTCGCGATGATCATGCCGCCCTGATCGCCGGCAACGCTCGTCTGCCCGGTGGCGGTGAGGTCGCGGCGCTCCTGGCAGCGGCGAACGAACGAGCGGGGGAGGAACAAGCCGGCGCTTTCGATGCCGGCGCTGCGGGCTTCGCGCTCGCCTTCCTGCACCATCTCGGCCTCGATGCCGTCGAGGCTGGACTTCGCTCCCTTGGCGCTCGCGTGCATCGAACGCAGCATGCGGCCGATGTCAAAGCGGGCCATGTCGCGCTGTTCGCCATCGGTGAGCTTCGGCGCGCGCTGGCTTTCGATGGCGGCCTGGCGGGACTCGATCGCGATGGTCGCGTCGATGTCCTCGACCTCCTTCTGGATTGTTTCGATCTTCGAGCGCTCTTCGGCAGTGAAGGCGCGGCCGGCATTGATGACGGTGTCGGAGAGGGTGCGGGCTTCCTTGGCCTTCGCACCACGCTTTTCGAGCAGTTCTTTCAAACGCTTCATGTGTGTCCTTTGTGGTGATGCGGGGATTACAGGCACCGAAGCGCCATCCCGCGAATGGCGTCCCGGGTTGCCGCGCTCGCGTCCTCGTTGGACTTGCGAGCCGTGGCGAAATGTTGGTCGCGCTCCTCGGCGATGGCCTTCAGTTCGGCCGTGCCGTCTTGGCTGCGGAACGACGCCGCAGAGCGCGCGGAAATGGCGGTGTCGGGATACGCCGGCCAGACGACCGGCGAGACCTCGAACAGGTCGACGTCGAGCAGCGTGCGCACGTCGCGCTCCTTACCCTCCTCCCACTTAACCGAGCGGGCCGAGAACCCGAACGACATGGAGTCAACGAGCTTCGCGCGGACGCTGGCGAGCACGTCGCGGTTCTGCTGCGTATCGATCAGGCTGATCTCGACGCGCAGGCCGCGCTCGTCCTCGGCGAGCGAGAGCGTGTCAGGCGAGCGCGCAAGGATGGCGTCGCTGCGGTGCGACCACAGCGCCTTGACGTCGGGCTGCTCCTTGAGCGTGCGCGAGAATGCGCCGCGCTGGATGCGCTCAACCCACGGCTTGCCCCAACCGTCGAACGGCAGCGAGTCGCTGTCGAATACGGCGGCGTGGCCTTCGAGGATGCCGATGAAGCCGGAGTCCTTCGCGGCCTCGCGGACGGTGAGCCCATGCAGGGCGCGGGTTTGGATCGTCTTCATGCGGTGACTTTCTCCTTCGCCGGCGCGTCAGCCGGTCCGATGTTGAGCGGGACGCGATGGATACCGCCGACGTTGTCCGGCAGCTCGGGCAAGTCCTCGAGCCGGCGCACGTCGTTGATCGAGTAGATGCCGTTCGTGAGGCCAGAGACGTATCCGGCCATGCGATCCGCGAAGGCGCCGCGGAGAATCGCGTTGAGATTGAACGAGACGTAGTAGCCGGCATCGCGGTCGCGCTGCGAAAGCAACGTCGAGTTCATCCGGCGTTCCCAGCGGAC